TAATAAAAACTTATATGTCTTAATTGGTGGATTAGAGTTCAAATTATTGTAAACCAAACATTTGTTTAGCAATAGATAAAGCAAGTTGGAATATTCCAGGATTAGCAGAAGAATAACCCACATTCGAACAAACAACTTAAAGGAGGCGCCGAAATGAATATTCAAGAAGCGACAAAAATTGCAATGGAAAATGGGAAGTCGATTTATCGTAAATCTGAATTTGACGCTTTAAGAAAGCCTGGTGAAAACTTAGAGCTTTTACCAACAAATAGTTATGGATACATTGTTGTAAGACCAAGAAAGAAAGCCTTCTACCCAATGTGGCAACCAATGGCAAAAGACTTAATAGCAGACGACTGGGAGGTAGTGGGTCTAAAAAAGAATTAACTTTTTAAAGGAGCGAATGAAATGAAAAGTTTAAAAATACAATACGGAGTACCTGAAGCATCAAAAATCAAAAGTGCAGTAAATGAAATTGAAGAAGCTATCGAAGATTTAAATTATGACGCAATCGATATAGAGATAGGCATAGCGCCTAAACCAATTATCGAATTCGATGAAGAAGAGGGATAATCTATGACAAAAACATGGTGGAGTATGGAAGATTTGGAATACGAAACAGGTCGCAATAGATATTGGATAAAAAGAAACATTTTAGAAATTCCGCAATTTAAAAAAGAAATAGAACAGTTTTCACATTATCCAATCAACAACAATGATCAATACAGATTCATAGGTAGCAAGATGAAACAATTTCTTGAAGATAACTTTAAAAAGATATTTGGATAGGGGGGTGTAAAAGATGAAGTACTTACTTAGCTACATGACGATGTTTATCGCAATGATCATCGCATTGCTTTTAGGAGGTGGTTTTACAACAGTATTAGGAATTGCAATGTTAACACTTATTTTCAGTAGCTTCTTTTGGAATAAGTGGCTTGAGATAACAAAAAAGACTGAAACTTGCGCCAACAAGTAACAGTCGAAGATTTTTAAAAATATATGTACTTAAAATTTACAACTAAATAAGGAGGTCGTCAAGTTGAAACAGCATAAATTTAAACGTATGGCTTATGACTTAATGGAATTAATGAAATCGGATAGATTTCAAGTCGACTTTAAATACAACATCATTTGGTTAACTCATTTTGATGATAGTTACGAAAAAGGACTTAGAAACATTTCGCTTGATAACAGAGTAGACAAGGAAAACGAGATGTTGGCTAAATTTGAATTCGCTAAGAAAGTAATTAAAGGAGAGTGTTTGATTGATGAGTAACTTATTCGAGTTATTAATAAGTTATAAACAGTTATACAACAAATTAGACGAAGATTATTCTATCGAAGATTTACAAGATACGTTAGACAGTATTGAAGCAGATATGAATACCAAAGTGGATAATACAGTCGGTCTAATTAGAAGAGTAGAAGCTGACACTGATGCGATAGATAAAGAAATCAAACGTCTACAAGCATTGAAGAAGCAAAAGAATAATTTCATCAGCAGATTAAAACAACATTTGCAAGATGCTTTAGAAATACAACAAAAAGATAATTACAGAACATCAACTAACTATATCTACAAACGCAACAATCAACCTAGTGTGAAGATCACAAACGAAACACTTATCGATAAAGCGTACCGTATACCACAACCTGATAAATACGATAAAAAAACAATGAAAGAAGATATTTTAGCAGGCGTAGATGTTGAAGGTGCAGAATTAGTAAGCTCAACAAGTTTGGTGGTGAAGTAGATGGAATTTAATATTTCAAATGCTAAAGAAATTACCACAGATAAATCAACGTATTTAATCTATGCGAAACCTGGTACAGGTAAAACACACACATTAAATTTTCTACCTGGCAAAACACTTTATATTAATGTGGATAAATCAGAACGACCTTTAAAAGACAATGAGAACATCGACATTTTAGAATTCAACACTCACGAAGCATGGGAAGAGTGGGGTGAATTAATGAAATGGCTTAGTAAAAATAAAGAAACGGTTAATCAATACGACACAATTGTCATTGACAACATATCAGAGTTGTTCCGTTCAATGCTCGCTAATTTAGGGCGTAACGGTAAAAACGAACGTGTTCCAGAAATGTCACATTATCAACGTGTAGACTTCTTTACAATTGATAGCTTGCGTTTCTTACAGTCACTAGGAAAACGACTTGTATTTATTGCTTGGGAAACAAACTTCGAATCTTATACACCAGCAGGACAACAAATTACTCAATCAGTACCAGATATTCGTAAAACCATTCGTGATAATGTCGCAGGACTTTGCCAAGTTGTTGCACGATTAGTTTTCAATGAAAAGTCAGGTAAACGTGGATTTATATTAAGTCCTAGCAACAATGTATTTGCTAAAAATCAATTAGATAATAGAGAACATTGTTTGCAAGAAGAGTTGTTCACAGTAGGTGATGTGGATGACGGAGTTTAAACTCTACGACTATCAAGAAAATCTCGTTGATCAAGCAAGACATATATTGCTAAAAAAATCTGGTGTATTAATTCAAAGTCCTCCAGGAAGTGGTAAGTCGGTCATGATTGCAGAAGTTGTAAAAAACGCTGTGAACAAAGGTAGTCACATTCTGTTTATTGTTCATCGTAAAGAATTGAGTTATCAAATCGAGAACACTTTAAAAAAACATGGTGTCGATTTAACTCATGTAGATATTCTTTCAGAAAAACGTGCAAAAAATATTTTATCTGAACTTACACCACCTAAGATTATCGTTACTGATGAAACACATCATAGTAGAGCAAAAACTTACAAAGATATTTACGATTACTTTCCTAATGCTTTAAGAGTTGGTTTTACTGCAACTCCCTGGCGTGCTAATGGTAAAGGTTTTACAGATATTTACGATGAAATGGTAAAAGGTCCAACTGTTGAATGGCTCATTAATAAACACAAACTTGCAGATTATGATTACAAAAGTGTTGTACTTGCTGATGAAAGTAAATTAAAAAAATCAAGTACAGGCGACTATACAAAGCAATCAATGGATAAAGCGATACCTAAAGCAATATACGGCGATATTGTAGAAAATTATAAAAAATATGCAAACGGTCAAAAAACTATTCTTTACGCACATAGTGTTGAAGCAAGTGAAAATATCGCAGAACAATTTAGAAATGCCGGTATTTACGCAGAACATGCTGATGCTAAAACAAGTGCGGTTAAAAGAAATGAAATCATGATGAACTTCAAAAGTGGCATTATCAAAATTTTATGCAATGTTGATTTAATTTCAGAAGGTTTTGATGTTCCAGATTGTACATGTGTCATTTTAGCAAGACCAACAGATTCACTTGTTCTATTCATGCAGCAAGCGATGCGATCAATGCGATATCAACCTAATAAAAAAGCACTTATTATTGACCATGTAGGTAATTATGCAAGGCACGGCTTACCTGACACGCCGCATGATTGGAAGAAATATTTTAAAGGATTTAAGAAGCGTAAACGTAAAGAAAACGATGATATAGGACTAAAAACATGTAATCAATGTTTTACAGTCTATTCTTCTGAACTGTATGAGTGCCCTAATTGTGGTCATATTAATGAAACAGAAGAAAAGAAAGGTCTGGAAAATTACGACGCAGAGCTCACAGATATCAAACCTTTCAAAGTTGATTATACATTAATGCAATACGACAAACGTAAAAAAAATAAAGAAGATTTAGAAACATTAGAAGACTACTACTTGTTTGCTAAAGCGAACAATTACAAAGAATCATGGATTAAATTTAATAATCCTTATTATAAAAACTCACCGTTTCCGGTGTTATATGCAGATTTAAAAACAATCAAACAAAAATACAATTATTAAAGGAGATTTTTACTATGACATTATTTACTACAGATTATTCAAATTTAGAAAGCAACGACTTTTCACCACTACCAGAAGGAGAATACGAAGTTGTTATCAAGAGTGCAACAGAAAGAGCAACGAAGAATGGAAAAGAAGAAACACAATTACAACTTGTTGTAAGAAACGATTTAAAGAAAACATCAGAATTACAAGCTAAATATGCAAATAGAGTGATTTTTGTTGATGAATGGAAACGCACAATTGATGGTCAATATAAATATAAAATGGATAACTTCATGCACTACTTAAATGGTATCGGCGTTCCAGAAGGTACAGCAATTGAAAGTATTGAACAGTTACTAGATATGTTCAGAGGTAAGCCAGTTAGAGTATTTGTGAAACAAGAAGAAAATGAATATAAAGGCGAAAAACAAATCGTCAATCGTGTTGCACCATGGAATTTTAAACGTACTAAATTCCCACAAGTGAATCATGAATGGAAATCAGATGACGATAAACCAGAACAAAATGCGTTTGCAGGTGGTGTAGATTTAAACAATGATGAATATCCTTTCTAACATTCCAGATGAATTAAAACAACTCAATAACTGGTGCGTGTGGAAGTTTGAAAAGCGTAATGGTAAACGTACTAAAATACCTTTTAATGCAGCGACAGGTGAGTTTGCTAAATCAAACGATAAAAGTACATGGTCCAGTTATGAAACAGCAGTTAATGCCGAAGGTGTCGACGGTATAGGGTTCTTTTTTGAACCCCCATACCTCGGCATTGATATTGATAACATTGATGATGATCTTCATAGATTTAAACAAGGTGACAAGCTAGACAATATTGTCAGTGAATTTAATGAGGCGTTTAAAAGTTATACAGAAGTCAGTCCTAGTGGTAACGGTTTACACATTATTGTAAAAGGAAAGATTCCAGGAAGTCGTAGACGTAAAGGCAATATTGAAATGTACGATAGTGGTCGTTTCTTTACAATGACTGGAAAAAATATCGGTAAATACAAAGACGTTACCGAAGTGTCAGAACAAGTATTTAAAACTATTTATAACAAATATCTACCAGATAACACTATTAAATACCCAACTACAAATAACTACCAAGAAAATATTCATAACCTTTCAGAAATTGATGTAATTAATGAAATTTACAATTCAAAACAAGCAAAGTTATTCGATGACTTAATGAAAGGGAATTATGAACCTTATTATACCTCTCATTCTGAAGCAGATATGGCACTCGCTAATATTTTAGCTTTCTGGTGTGCAAAAGATTATTCACAAATGGATAGTATTTTTAGACAATCTAATTTGTATCGTGATAAGTGGGATGAAAAACGTAAGAATTCCACATATGGTGAACAAACCTTATTCAAAGCAATTAATGAAGCTAACAATATTTATACCCCTAAGCAACAAACAGATGACAACCCACTTAGATATGCGTTAAGTAAACTATTTGATAATCAAGAAGAAACAAAAGAATATCCAATTCGAAGCTATGACGATACAGGTAATGCAGACCGATTTATAGATAGATACGGCAATCTTTACAAATATAGTTATATAACTAATAAATTTTATATCTATGACGGTATGAAATGGAAGATTGATGATAAAGGGTCAATTCGTAAATTAATCGATGAAATGATTGAAAGTATTAAAAATGAAAAAGTACTTCATAGCGAAGATGTAACAGAAGAAGAAGCTAGAGAAGTCTTTCAGAAATATTATAAAAAGACACGTGGCACTCAAGCTAAAAAGAACATCATGAATGAACTCATGCACCGACGACCTGCTACACCTGATGACTTTGATAGAGATGACATGCTTATAAATGTCGCGAATGGTTATATCGATTTAACTTCAAGAGAACTTTATAAACACGATATCAATAAAATGTTTTCGCAAATTACCAATACTGATTATACAGAAAAAATGCAACCAGCAGTATGGTTAGACTTCTTAAACGATATTTTTGCAGGCGATAAAAATGTTATTCGCTACATTCAAAAAGCATTAGGTTATTCGCTTACTGGAAGTACAAGAGAACAAATCATGTTCATTCTATTTGGTAAAGGTCGTAATGGTAAAAGTATCTTTGTAGAAGTTATTTCTGAAATACTTGGGGATTATTCCAACAACATGCAAGCCAAGTCATTAATGGTTAAGAAAAACGACAATGTTAATACCGACATTGCACGATTAAGCAAAGCGAGATTTGTAACAAGCTCTGAACCAAATGAAGGTTTTCGTTTTGATGAAGGTTTAATCAAACAGTTAACTGGTGGCGACAAAGTTACAGCACGTTTCTTATATGCTGAAGAATTTGAATATACACCTAAATTTAAAATATGGGTGTCTACTAACCACAAACCTATAATTCGTGGTACCGATGATGGTATTTGGAGACGTTTAGTATTAATTCCATTCGATGTACAAATACCTGAAGAAAAAGTCGATAAAGATCTTAAATACAAATTGTTAAGAGAAGCACCGGCGATTTTAAATTGGATGGCTGAAGGCGCCTATATGTGGATGCAGGAAGGCTTAGAAATGTCGGATAAGTTGAAAGCAGCAAGTAAAGCGTATCGTACTGAGATGGACGTTATCGAACAGTTTATTGAAGATGAATGCAAACGAGTAGATGACGGCAGAGTTAAGGCAAATGAATTGTACAGTGTGTATAAAAATTGGGCGAATGAAAATAACGCTTACAAAATGAGCAATAAAGACTTCGGTCAAAAAATGAAAGAAAAATTTAAATCTAAAAGAATGAATACTGGAATGTACTATTTAGGTTTAGAAAAAAATTCTAAATATCCCGGATTGGAAACGTTATAAATCGTGTAGGGTGTAGGGTGAAAGTGTAGGGTAAAAATTACACTTTTGACCTTATGAATCCTATTATATCAAGGTTTTTATTTAACTTATAAAAAAAGTGTAGGGTGGTTAATGTAAAAGTCGTATACAAAAATAAAAGAAATATAAAAGTATAGAGAAACTTTTCTAGAGCTACCCTACACTTTTTCTTTCGAACATAGAGACAGTAAGGCTTGAGGGCTATTTTCACCCTACACCTTACTATACACCTTTTCAAAAAAGTGGAGGAATAACAATGGATAAAAAAATTATACAAATTATAAATACAAGTAGAAAAATGAACGCGCTATATGATAACAAAGATGGAATTACATTTGAAAGTCCAATCGTTTGTTTAGCATTGGTTGAATTAGAAGATGGAGAAAGATACGTAGAATTGATGAGCATAACAGATGGTGACGGACATATTGATTTTTCTAGTATGGAAGAATCTAATTTTCTAGGTATAAAAATTTATGACTGAACAAAAAATACAAAACGAAATAATCTTAGCAATCAATCAACGTGGTCATAGACTTTGGAGAGCGAATGCTGGAAAAGTACAGACAAAAGATAACAGAATAATCAAATTACTCCCTAAAGGGTTTCCCGATACATTTGGTTATCGTAAATCGGATGGAAAGTTTATAGCAATCGAAGTAAAAACAGAAAGTGGAAGATTACGATCTGAACAAAAGAAATTTAAAACATTTGCAGAAACACAAAACATTTTATATGGCGTAGCAAGAAATGTGGAAGAAGCAATTGAAATTGTGGAAGGTACGCAGAAAGCGTAAGAAGGAGAAGATGAAGAATGGCAAAGGTTAAAGTTGAGAAGAAAATGAACTTATTAGAATTGATTGATTGGGCTTGGAAGAATGGAGTTAAAGAAAAAGCATTTTATAGCAATATTGACGGAGGTTCTGTGTATTTTGACATGGTACAAACAGTTTCTGTAGAGCATTCAATTGGCAAAGATGAAACTTTCACAGTGGAAGTTGAAGAAGAGCTTACAGAAGGTACAAAAATCTCAGAAATGCTTGAGATATTTCAAGATAATAATGGAACGCAATGGTTCGGGGATTCTATTGAACAAGTAAAAGATGACTTTAGTAGAGAATTCTGGTTAAAAGACGGAGACACAATGACACTCATCTGGAAAGATGGCGAATTGGTAGGTGATAAGTGAATGGTTAACAGAGAAGAAACAATTACAGTCGAAGCAACAATGAAAGTTAGATGTAAGTATCCAGTTTGGGTAAACAATCAAATTACTGCAAGTGATGAAAAGGAACGCATTTTAGATTTAATCAGTAACAACCCTGACAAAGAGTTGATGAATGAAGATTTTGAACTAGTTGAATTGGTAGAGGTGGAATAAATGGAATTAGCAAAGAATAGAACGATTGAATTTAAAAATAATAGATTATATTACGTTGTAAAAACTGAAGAACAGAAACACTTATTGCCAGTTGAAGACGTACACGAAGCTGAATATACAGGCACACCTTGGAAGCTCATTGTAAGACGCATTAAGTATTCTGGCTATAGTCCTGAAGAAGCTTTATTCGAAGATTATAACGAACAAGATACAGAAATGAAAGAGAGAAAACGACTATCTCAATTAGAACATGAGGACAGAATGAGGTTAGTAAGACTAGAACGACAAAAAGAGTTGGACCTAAGACGTAAGAAACCTCATTTATTTGAAGTACCTCAAAGACATTCTCGCAGCGAATGGTGTAAGTACCTTATGGAGAACGATATCTTTCCTAGAAAGGTGGTTAGATCATGAGTATTGGAGATTTAAGTATAGGAGAATATATAAAATTTTCTGATAGAAACAACAAGCAAAGATATGGAGAAGTATTGAACGTATATCAAGATATATTTTATTTAAAATACGTCGCAGTAGTAAAAGTTGATGGTATTGGCACTATTAAAATAGACGATAACTATGACTTTATCAGTGTGCCTGGACCAATTAGTAAAGAAGTTGAAAAGACGTTAGATGACAAGGTTAGCCACCCGTCACATTACACGTATGGAGATATAGAAGTTATTGATTATTGTGACCAAGTGTGTAAGCAATATTCACCTGAATTAGCACCTTATGTATTTAATGCAATTAAATATTTGAGTAGAGCAAATCATAAAGGAGGGCGTGAGGATATTGGTAAAGCAAAATATTATGTGCAAAGATTGTTCGACAAATGGTAAGGGTGAAGTTTGGAAAGAGATAGAAGGTTATGAAAATTATGCGATCAGTAATTATGGGAATGTCTGGTCATACAATATAAACAGAAAAATGAGTATTAATAAAGCAGGTTCATATTCAACAGTGGGGTTACGAAAATATAAAGGGGCAAAACAAGATAACAAGTTAGTTCATAGATTGGTAGCTCAAGCTTTTATTCCTAACCCTGAAAATAAACCTCAAGTAAATCATATCGATGAAAATAAAATGAATAATCATTTTAACAACTTAGAGTGGGCAACTTTATCTGAAAATTATGGTTATAACAATTTACATCAACGTAGAGTGAAAACAAGGAAGCTTTCGGGATATTATGATAGTGAAAAATTTAAGATAGCTATTAAAAACAGTGCTAAGACAAGAAGTATACCTATAAAAGGAATCAATATAAAAACTGGAGATACTGTGTATTTTGAATCAGCAAGAGAAGCTGGCAGGAATGGTTTCCATCAAGGTGCTATAAGCGCTTGTTTAAGAGGAGAGTATTCTCAACACAGAGGTTACAAATGGTATATCGATCGAGCATTTGAGAAGTGGGAGGACTAATTATGGTGTATATGTACGAACCATTTAGCCACACAGTGACTAAGACAGACCTATCTCATTTGCACAACATTACAGGTATTCCTCTCAATACATTGTGGTACCAAAAGGAACGTGGCACATATAACGATAAGTTGAAGTGCTTCTTCACCGACGAAATGCCAAGAGTGAATAAGAAACAGGAGTTTAACGAAAGAGTTGTAGCAAAAGATGAAATTTGGAAGTACAGCGAGAAGTACGACTTATATGTAAGTAACTTAGGAAGAATGAAAAGACCTGATGGAAGATACAAGTTTGCGAATGGATGTAATGGTATTTCCACAGTTATTTATAAGAATAAGAAGTATCGTGCAGCAGATATTGTATATGAAACGTTTATCGGTAACTTGAAAAATGGATCACACGCATATCCGAAAGATAGTAGATACAACAACTTTATTGCAGATAACTTATTTCAGTCAACATTACAGAAATATAGAGTGTATCGCAGAAATAAAGGTGTATCTAAACCAGTATATCTAGTAGATAGCGACAACAAAATTGTAGAAGAATTCGCAAGTACAGTAGAAGCTGGAAAAGTATTATTCATCGACAGACGCAACATTGCTAGAAAGTGCAACCGTAGATATGTAAGTGACGGATTGATGTACATGTGGGCAGACGAATACGAGGAGATGAACGCATGATATTATCCGAAAAGAACATATAAATAAGAATAGGGAGTGTGTAAGGAATGGCGACAGATAAACAAGTTGAATACGTTCGTAGTTTACAAGGGCAAACTTCTCTTACTGATTATAGTCGCAAAGAAATAAAAGCTATGACACATAAAGAGGTAAGTAATTTAATAGATGAATTACGAGATGACATATTATATAACGAGTTAATGAGTTATGGATTACCAAACCAATAAATAAGGAGTGCATGAGTAATGGTAAAGATTAAACAAAAGAAGAAAATGACATTACCGGAATTAATTCAGTGGGGTTGGAAGAACCGTATTACAGAAAAAGCGTTTTATAGCAATCTCGATGGTGGTTCTGTGTATTTCGATAAGCTTCAAAATGTATCGATAGAGCATGAAACTGCTATAGATGAAACTTTTACAATAGAAGTCGAAGAGGAAATTACGGAAGATACTATTTTCCCTTTACTTTTAAAAATTTACGAAACGAGAGATAACGCAACAGAGGCTTCTATATATCGCAGTACATCTATCCATATATCTGAAACTAGCACTAGAACTATCGCTTATTACCTGATTAATAACGATGGAACACTCATACTTATTTGGGAAAATGGAAAGTTGGTGGACTAGTAAATGAACGCAGAAGCTAAGTTTGTATCTAGTGTAATGGATGCTAGGTTGAAGAAAGTTAGAAGAGAACGTGACAGTTTCCGTAAGCAACGTGATGAACTCATCAATGATATGGCAGAAACGAAAAGAAAGGCAGAGGCGTTTGATGAGATAGATAGACTTATTACTAATGGCGTGGAAAAAGAAAGAGACACACAATTAATATTTCAAAATATTTGTCATGTAATTATAAATCTAAAGGAGAGTGGAGACATTATTTATGAAAGTAAGGAAGCAAACAATGAAGGATAAAGATTATAAAAGTTTATGGGTAAAGTTGAAAGAGAAGAAATTAAAAGAATATGTGAAAGTACATCGCTCAGTAAATCAAATAATAACACCAAACAATCAATACCAGTTATTTCAAATAGCTAACGCAATGGTAAGTAAAAATGAATTATCTCGAGATTTAAAATATATGGACCAACTAGATGGGACGCATGAATTTCAAAATTTATTAAGTGATTTGGAGGAACAATAAATGACTAATCAATTAACATTAGAAAGATTAAAAGAGCTATTACAAATACAAAAGGATTTTGACAGTAGAATACCGACACTTAATTTACAAGATAGCAAGATTGCTTATGTGGTTGAATTCTTTGAATGGTTTAACACATTAGAAACATTCAAGAATTGGAAGAAGAAACCAGGTAAGCCATTAGATGTACAATTAGATGAATTAGCGGATATTTTAGCGTTCGGTTTAAGCATAGCTAATCAAAGTGAAGATATTGAAACTATTTTGGAATATGTAGAAGAAGGATATCTTACTGATTATATGTATGATGTTGAAATTGATTTTGACAGTGATGATATAGTTGATGACTTTATGTCAGACATAGATAAACTATATAACGGATGGTTTAGTGAAAAGTTATTTTTACCTTTTGCTATTGCTAAACATTATTACTCAATCGACCAACTCATCTCAGCGTATAAAAAGAAAATGGAGCGAAATCATGCAAGACAAGATGGAACAGCAGACAAAGATAAAGGCTACGTGTAATAAAGATATATACGAAAGAGTAAAAGAGGTGCTAGGGAAGTGACACAATACCTAATCACAACATTCACAGATTCATCAGGCATACAACACAAACATGTAGCAAAGCTTAAAGATAATCAGACGGCAACTGTGATTAATGCAGAGAGTAAAGAAGAGGCAATGAAGATATATGAGGAGGATAAGATGATTAAACGAATATTAAAAATATGGTTCACTATCGCAATGTATGAGTTAGGTAAATGGATTGGCAGAGAAGTTTATTATAAGTTGACTGCAAACGATGAGGTGGAAGTACCTAAGGACTTTGACGAACATGACCACGCTCATTTAAATGAACTATGAAATGAGGTATTTAAATGACTTGGTGGATAGTTATT